AACACTGTTCTTTTTCGTCATCCCGGGGCGCGTAGCGAACCCGGGACCCAGGAGACCGGAACGCACCTCAAGGTTCGCGAACCGCGAAATATCTCCCAGTCCCCTGGGTCCCGGATAAGCCGCTTCCCCCTACGCCAAGGCTTCCACCTCCGCCCCATGGGCTTCGGTGGACAGGTCGGAGGGCAGGTCGCGGCTTTCCGGGATGACGGGGAAGGGCGGACGTCGCGAGGATGAGCGAAAAGACAGGGCGAGCCCCGCTCACGCCACGGGATAGAGCCACGCCTTGGCGGCGGCGCGGACGGCGTCCTCGGCCGCCTTGGCGGCCAGGGGCGCGGCGAGGGGACCGATGACCGGCCCGGCGACCTGACGGACCTCGGTGCGGGCAACGCGCGCGGCGGCGTCGCCCAAGGCCGCCGTCGCCTCGGTGACGCCAGCGTCATAGGCCCGGGCCTGACCGCTCCGGCTCACCAGGCCCAGCACGAAGGCGACGGGGGTGGGCTTAGTGGGATTGGCCGCGAAGACCCCATAGGCGAGGCCGATCAGCGAGACGATGTCCGCCGCCGCGGCGCTCACCTGGTCGGGCTTCAGCCCGTGGATCATCTGCAGGCCGCCGACCAGCAGGGCCGACAGGATCTGGTCGGCATAGGTGGGCATGACGCCAGGCGGCGCGGGGGCGTTTGAGGTCATTGCTGGGGTCCTCTCTCGACTCGGACAGGAATTGAAAAGCGTAGCGCGATGCGCTACTTTTCAAGATTGGGGGGGGCGTGGTGATCAGGAGTTTTCGAGACGCGACGCCGGAAACAATTCTTCGCGGCGGCGTCCCCCGAGGAGTCTCGGTCGAAATCGCCAAGGCCGCGCGGCGCCGACTTCAAAGCTTGGATGCGGCGGCCAGCCTCGATGACCTCCGGTCGCCACCCGGCAACCGGCTCCATAAGGTCGGCGAATTGTGGTCGATCAGCGTGAATATGCAGTACCGGATTACCTTCCTCTGGGGTCCCGAGGGCCCTGAGGACGTTTGGTTCGGCGACTATCACTAAGGTGCGCGAGGCGCGCTGGGAGAGACAAGGAGATCCCTTAAGATGGCCGTGATCCGCGACTATACGGGTTTCGAAAGCCCCCTGCCTCATCCGGGCGAGCACCTGCGAGAGGATTTTCTGCCCCAATATGGACTGACGCCCTATGCCCTCGCCAAGGCCATGGGTCTCAAGGACCGCACCCGCATTGAGCGCCTCGTGCGCGAGACTCAGCCTGTGACCTCCGACACCGCGCTGCGTTTGGCTAAGGTCTTCGGCACGTCGGCGGATTTCTGGATGAACCTTCAAACGTCGCACGATCTGTCCAAGGCGGCGATTTCCGGCCGCGAGGCTCTGGAGAAGATCACACCGCTCACGGCACCCGCCGGAGCCTAATCTGGCCGCCGGCCGCTGCGGATCATGGCGGCCAGGCGCAGGGCTCGCTCGCCGACGCCCTGGGGCGGATCCTCGGCCCAGTCGGAGAGCAGCATGGCGGCGCTGGCGGCGCGAAAATCGTGGGCCTCCAGGGCGCTCAGCATGTGGTGAAAGCCCATCAGGCCGCGCACCCCCAGATTGAAGGCCATGTTGGCCAGGGCGTCCTGGCGCACCGGGTCCAGGCCCCGCCACCAGGGGATCGCCGCATCCAGGTCGCTTGTGGTGGCGGCGATGTCGGCGGCGAGCTGGGCGTCGGCCTGGGCCAGGGTCCAGACCGAGCCCGGCGCCACGCCGGCATGACCATAACCACAGGTCCATACGCCCCGGGTGTCGGCATAGGCGGTGAGGCGGCGCCCCTCATCGCGCTTGAGGTCGTCGATCAACAGGGGCGTGGTCATGCGGCGCCCGCCCCCTCGACGCGAAAAATATAGCCGTCCACAAGGTCCTGATGCCGCTCCAGCCGGTCCATGCGGCTTTGCAGGGCGGGGATGGCGTCCTTCAGGGTGTGGATGTCGTCGCGCATGGCGACCAGTTGCATGGCCGTCCAGCCCACCACCGCCAGGATGGCGCTCAATGCCACCACTGTGGCGGCGTTCAGCCAGTGATCGGCGAGGCGCCGGGGAGGGAGAGGATCGATCGTCATGGCCGGGTCCCTCACGGATTGGAGCCGGCGACGTCTTCGACGTAGTAGGCGATGTCGACTTCCAGCGTCCCGGCGACCGGGGTGGCGGCGGCGGTGTGGACCGTCACCAGAACTTCGACATCCGCGCCCGTGGTGTTGGCGTAGAGCAGACCCGCCGCCGCAATGGTGGCGTCCGCCGTGGCGCCCGAGGCATGGCCCACCGTGGTCACGGCGGCCTTGAAGAGCTGGGTCGTCCCGACAATGCCGAGATCAAGGGCCAAGGTCGGCGAGCCGTTGCTGTCCAGTTGGCTCGCGGCCTTCAGGTTGCAGCTCGTGACCACGGCCCCACGGGGCAGATAGCCCACGGCGAGGGTGTCGTTCGCCGCCCAGGTGGAAATGCTGCCCGAGACGGCGTGAAGGTGGGTGGATTGACGGGAAAGGCCGTGTCCGGACGACGGCCCGACCTTGGCGTTGAACAAAGAGGTGGCATAGGCGGTCATGCTGATCCGCGCCTTTCATGATGAGGGTTGAAGAGGGGGAAAGCGGAGGGAGGGGAAGCACGGAGCGCGGAGCGTTCCACCCCTCCCCGTCATCCCGGGGCGCCCGTCAGGGCGAACCCGGGACCCAGAGCCTGCCCCGGACTTGATCCGGGGAGACCGGAACGCACGCCAAGGTTCGCGAACCCCACCCTATCGCCCAGTCCCCTGGGTCCCGGATAAGTCGCTTCCTCCTACGCCAAGGCTCCGGAGGACAAGCCGCGCCTTTCCGGGATGACGGCGTGTGGGGGTCTCGGAAAAAAGAAAAACTTGGACCACAGATGTCACAGATGGACACAGATATTGGATGGGGCGCGGCCCGCTCGCGGGCTTATCGGCCGAAGGCGATTTAGGGCCTGCGGCGCCAAGCGCGCGGTGCGGCGCCGTCGCGAGATATATCTGTGCTCATCTGTGGTCGAACCTTATGAATCAGCGCCGGCCGCGACGAACACCGTGACCATGCCGTTCTGGACGCCGTTGAAGTTGATCTTCTTGACGCCGAGCAGCTCTTCCATGGCGACGCCGGGGCGGAAGCCGTAGTCCTTGATCATGTCGGTGCGGGGCGTGGGCTCCTGACCCCAGGCGACGCCCACCGCGCCGCCGCCGCAGACGAAGATCGGCCGGACGTCGGCGCTGGAGGCGCCCGCCCCGTCGAACGCCGCGCCGCCATTGGGATTGGCCGAGCAGGCGTCGCAATAGGCGTCGATCTCCGGGATTTCCCGGTGGATCACCCCGTCATAGATCAGATCCCCGTCCTGGAAGATCGGGTTCTTCTCCATGCCCATGCCCTCACGGCTGCGCGCCTGGGTGTTGGCGGTGATGATGGTGGAATCCGCCTTCAGGTCGCGGAAGGTGCGGGAGCCGTGGAACGCCACGTAGTATTCGCGCCCGTCGCCGTCCTCCACCCGATAGGGGCGGATGTGCGGGTCCGCCGTCTTGGCGATCCGCTTGGCGAGACCCATGATCGTCGCGCTGGTCTTGTCCGAGGCCGTGCCGACATTGGCCAGAGCCGTGGCGAAGGTGGCGTTATAGTTGCTCTTCAGGTGACCGAAGAGCACCCGGTCCGAGTTGGCCGCGACCCAGGTGTTCTGCTGCGCCGCCGTGGCCTGATCGAAGGGAACGATGGTCCCGTTCACGTCGGTCACCACCTGGCACAGGGCCTTGATGATGTCGTCGCGCAGCTTCTCGGATTCCCACACCATCAGGGCGTCCTTGGCCGCGTCCCAGAGATTGATCTCGGTGCGGAAGGTCGTGGATTTCGGCAGACGAACGCCATTGCGCCGCCAGTCGATGGTGATCGGGCAGTTGAAGTTCACCAGCTCCTCTTCCGCCCCGTCCAGCACCGTGGCGCCGGTGACGCCCAGGGACTTCAGACGCGCGATGAAGGGGATGTTGATGGTGCGGAACGCCTCATCCTCCTTCTGAAACTTGGTGAGGATGATGCCGCCCTTGTTGATGTCGGCGTTCGACATGTAGGGCATGAAGCGGCTGTTGCGGACATATTCCTGGAAATACTTGGTGATCCAGACTTGCCGCTCACTGGCAGTCGAAAGAATGGTCTCGGCCATGGCCTAAGGGTCCTTGCTTGGTTGAGGGCCCAGACGGACGATCCGACAGGGCGTGTTAGCGTCGAATGGCCGCCGCGAAGGCCGCGCCGGGGCCCATGGGGGTCTCGGACAAGGCCCCGGCCCCGCCCGCATTGGGGGCGTTGGCCAGGGAGCGCGGCGGGGTGGGAACGGGCGTGGGTTGAGGCGTGGGCGCGGGGGCTTGTGCGCCCTGCGCCTTGGCGGCCTTCCACGCCTTGTAGTCGTCGAGATCGTCCGGGCTGACCTCGGCGAGCAGTTGCTCGCGTTGGCGCGCCTGACGAAGGAACGCATAGGGGTTCTTGGACTGTAGGACCTGCTGGTTGAAGAGCGGATCAGACCCGCACTTCTCGAAGCCCCATTGATGCAGCGCCTCCACCTCCGCCTCGCCGATCTGGCTGGCCAGAAGCTCCCGCGACAGATCCATCCGCACGGCCCAGAGTTGCTGGGCGGTCGTTTGCTCCGGCGGCGGAACGTCCGCCTTTCGACCGGCCTCAATCTCCGCCAACCGCTTTTCGGCGGCCTTACGCTTATCCCGCTCATCCAACAGCGCGGCCACGGGAACGTGGCCAGGCTCCGGCGGCGGGGCCGGCGTTTGGAGCGCGGGCGTCTCGCCCGCGTCCGGCGCGCTCGCGGGCGGCGGCGGCGGTTCCGTGACCTCGGCTTGAGCCTCAGTCACGCCTTCGGCGTCGCCCTCTATGAGGGCGGCCAGATCTTCTTCATCCATGGTGGTTTTCCCTTATCGCCCGTTCAGCGGCGGCCTGCCTGTCCTCCGACCTGTCCACCGAAGCCCATTGGGCGGAGGCGGAAGCCTTGGCGTAGGAGGAGTCTCGCCCGTATCCCGGCGGCGGATGTCAGCTTGACGGGGCCGACGGCCCGAGAGGCGCCCGTTACCCCCGGCGGCGGGGTTTCATCTCCTCCCCCATGTGAATGGGGGAGGGGGACCGCGAAGCGGTGGAGGGGGAAGCCGCCGCGCGCAAACCGCGCCGCTCATTCTCACCCCCTCCCCGCTCATCCTTGCGAAAGCAAGGGTCGCGAGGATGAACGGGAGTTTTGGGGTCTAAAGGCCCCCTCCCCGTCATTCCGCACGCAGCGACCTGTCCTCCGGAGCCTTGGCGTAGGCGGAAGCGGAGATGCGGGACCCAGAGCCTGCCCCGGGCTTGATCCGGGGGGGGCCTGGCGTGATTTCGGGCCTTAAGGATACCGTCGATAAATGTCGTGCGATCCGACATCGACCAGCTCAAACCGGTCGCCGTCCCTCCGGTGCAGAATGATCCGGTCGCCGCGGTCGCGGTCGCGTGTCGTCGCTTTCTGGTAGGCCCTCAGAAACCGCCGGCGCGCCTCAAGCGTCGGCATGCAGAGCGGCGATCTGGCGCTCCATCCAGACCCCGACGTCTTCGCCGTCGGCCAGAGCTTCGGCCTCGGGGCCGACCCGCGACCCCGGATCCAGCGCGGCGCTCAAAGCCAGGAGTCGGTAATAGTCCTCCACCATGGCGTTGTGCGCGGCCTCGGCGGCCTCGAACAGCGGGCCGTCTGGGTCCATGGCGTCCAGATTGCCGCGCAGGACATCAAGGCCGGACGACATCAAGGCCGTCAGGCCCTCCACAAGGGCCAGATGGCGGGACTGGTCCTGGGTGCTCTGCCCCGGCTTAGGCCCAAGCTTGGCGATCACCTCATCGACAACCGCGCGCATCCGCCGCGACCGCGCCGCCACGTCATCGTGCAAATCGCCAAACCCCGGGCTCGCCAACTCGTGGGCGAAACGTTCGACCGTGCTGGCTTCAGCTAGGGACATAGCAACACTAATTTAGCATTTTTCGCCTGGCCGGCCAAACGGCTCGCGCCGGCCCGGCAGTTAAGCGCGACAATGGCTCCAGGATCTTCGGATCGGTTGTCTTTAGGTCCGCCACGCGCGCCTTGATGTCTGCATCGCGCGTCGCCACTAGCCGCGCCTTCAACGCGGCCTCGGCCTCGGCCACGTTCATCTTGGAACCCGCATCATCAGGGGGAACCATCTTGAAACCTCCGACGCTGTTTTTGGTCGGCGCAGGTCAAGTATCGCGCCGACGGAGGCAGTGGGCAATTAACTTGCCGCCGTACAGAGAAAACAAGAACAGGAATAGAACAATGCGGTTGAAAGGAATCGCCGAGTCAGGTCAATTTTTGGAGGTCCAAATGCATTCTGGGGTGGCTAGACCCGTTCTTAACAGCCGCACACGTCGGCCCTAAATTCCAAAATTTCAGTTCCAGTTTTCATTCGCTGGCCACGTGGGCAACAACGTTCTCGGTCAAATCGGCTAATTTCTTCAGATTTACGCGAAACTCACGGACAAGCAGAACAGTGTCATTGCTGCAACCATTAGGATTGATAGAAGCAGTAGCCATGCAGAAACCGCCATTGTGGCTCCATTGGGTTCCGCATATTTCTCTCCAGACTGCGAACGCTTTCTACGCATGGGGATGGCGGGCCTCTTTTATAGGCGCTCTAATCACGTTCGGTGGGATCGCATTTCTGTATTGGGGAACACATGTAAGAGACCAAGACACCGACTCGCGCCTTGCTCACTTGAATAAACAGGCTGCAGAAGCAACGAGTCTGGCTGCGCAATTAGGCGTTAAGGTCGACGCCCTGCCAACGTTTGTCGCCGAAAAAGAGAGGATACTAACCTCTCTTGCCGCCCAAATGACAACCACGGCGGCGGCACTCGACAGAGCGAGCGAAGAGGCTAAGGCGTCTCAGGCGCATGCCGAGGCGGCTTTGGAAAGTTTCCGCAGAGAAGCCGGGCCTCGCGTTCTTTCCGACGCGCAGAGCAAAATGATTGTCTCGATATTGCACAACAAGATTTCGATGAAAGTGACAGTCCAAAGTGATCCTGGCGATGTCGAAGCATACCCTTTCGCCCAACAAATTTTGGGATCAGTTAAATTGGCGGGCATCGACAGTGAGTGGCAGCCGTGGCCAACGCTTTTTACATGGTTCAATGAGCCTGGGGTTTTCGTTGTGACTTCCGGTGAAGTTGACAAACGACAGGCGGATTTGATTTTGGCGGCTCTAAATGCTGCAGGGCTAGATGCCAAGCCTGCGCATACCTCCGAAGACAGGGCCCCTAAGCCGCCGACCCCGGGGTCGTTGTCTATCGTCGTCTGGAAGCGTCCGCCGCCCTCTCCGCCCAATTAATCGAGGCTAGGCTATCCAGCGGCGACTGAGGTTTGATCGACGGGTGCCTCCGTTTGCGCAGTAGCCACCCCCACCCCCGCCTCAAACCCCGCCGCCGCATGGTCCGCGTGGACCGCGTGGGCCTCGCTGAGGGCGTTCAGCATCTTGGCCGTGCCCGCCTCGCCGGTTTCCTGGGCCTTGGCCTTGGTGAGTTCGATCTGGGCCGTGGCGTGGGCCAGGCCGATCTGGTCCTTGACCGCCGACGCCTGTTGCTGCGCCTGGGCGGCCTGGTCGAGGGCGTCGATCACCGAGCGCTTGTGGGCGATGGGCGACAACAGGATGAGGTCCTTGAGGCTCATCTGCTGCTGATAGACCGGGCTCAGCTTCACCAGGTCGAGGATTTCGCTGAAGGCCTCGGCTTGCAGGTTGCCGACGTCCTGCTGGGTGTCGATCTCGATATCCACGTCCATTTCGGCGACGGCGTTGTGATAGCCGAGCACCTCGCCCGTCTCGGGATGGGTCATCGGCTGGTTGAGGCCGACAAAGCGCGGGGCGTTCTCGTCGTCGGTGACGCGGATGAATTGCGGCGCCTTCCAGAACTGCTTGGCCCGGCCCCAGCACTGGCGATAGACGCGAAGCTCGAAGTCCTCCAGGGCGCCGTAGAGATTGGCCAGTTCCGTGAGGCCGCTCTGTTGCCGCGCCAGCAGCGCGCGGCCGGAGGCATCCTCGCTGTTTCGCCCCAGCACCGCCGGGCTTGGTCCCATGCGCTCCAGTTCGGCCTTGGCCTCGGCCATCATTTCCAGGTTGCCTTGGAACTCGGCCACATTGGGGGCGAGGCCCCAGCCGTAAGGGATCACTCCGTCTGGCCTCGCCGCCTCGCGCCGGGCCTCCTCGGCGTCGATATTGATCGCGCTGGGGTCCTTGATCTCGATCCGCGTGACGCTGAGGAGGTGCAGGCTTTTGGCCCGGCGTTTGTTCACCTCGTCCTGCGGCCCGATCATGTCCCATACAGCCCCGTAGCGACCGTTGTCGCGCCGGACATAGGCGCTCTGAGCCTCGATGGGGCAGTCCGGGCGGCCCTTGTGATCGAGATAGGGCGAGGGCCCATGCTCCAGGATATCGGTCCCGGTGAAGACCGAGCGGCTCCAGGCGCCCTGATCCCGCCAATAGATCTCCACCACCAGGAGGCGCCGCAGCTTGGGGTCGATCCAGGCCGAACCCGTCCCCGGGCCCGCCAGGGGGCGATCCTGGAAGCTCTCGTCCGGGATCATCATACCCGCCCCGCCGGCCGCCTGGACGCTGGCGTCTATAGCCCCCGCCTTATCGGGATACAGGGCGGCCACATCGTCGGCGTACATCCACTTGGCGATGCCCAGATACCGGGCGTCCTTGAAGTCAGGCCGGCGCGACCGGGGGTCGTAGAAGAATTCTTCCCAGCGGATCTGGGTGATGGTCACCTGCGTATCCGGGTCCGCCCCGATCAGGGCCGCGCCGGTGCCGGGGACCAGGATGTCGCGGAACACGTCCAGCTTCAGGCGCTTGAAGCGATTGACGTCGGCGATGTAGCGCAGCACGTCCGTCGCCGCGTCCGCCGCCGCCTCATCGCCCGGATTGCGCGGCCAGCACTTGGGATCGCTCGTCCCCTTCTGGCTGACCCCGATGATGCCGTTGATGGCCGGCTTGATGCGGTTGACCACAATGGGCGGCTGACCGCGCTCGCGTAGGGCCGCCAGCTCGGCGCGGGTGAATTGGTCGCTGTCGTAATAGTCGATGGCGGTCAGACTGTTGCGGCGGGCTTCGTAGGTGAGCTGTTCGTGGTCGGTGAAATAGCGCTTGAGGCGCATGAGGTCGGGGAGCGGCGCGGCGGGGATCTTCGCGGCTCGCGCCATGACCCACCCCCATCTAGATTGCAGACTGTCTGACACTGAACCCGGCGGCGGGGGCCAACGCCCTCAAGCCAATCTTCGCCAGTCTTCATATTGCAACATCTTCCCGGCCGGTCGTCAAGCCCCTTTCGCACCCGCCGCGGCCCCTGGGCCCGGCGCCGGCCAGGCTCAGGACTTGCCGAAGGCCAGGATCCGGCGAGCCTCGGCGTGCGCGGGCCGGGGCGTGGTCGGCGCCGCCTCGGCGCACCCCAGGCAAGGGGCCGGGCGGATCCAATGGGAGAGGTCGAGGCCGGTCAGACGTTCGAGCTTACGGGTGCTGTCCTCGAACAGTGCGGCGAGAAAGATCTGGTCCTCCGGCGCCATCTCGGCGGTCTCGTCCCGGTAATAGATCTCCTTGCCGCGCTCCTTCAG